ATGGATCAATACTGTATCTGCACGGATAACCCACGCGGATTATCCGCAGGGGTAATTTTTAAGGGTAAACGAAATATGGATAGAAATGAAGTAAGTCATGCTGACTGGCATCGTATCGATATTGTTGCTGCTCTTCACAAAGAAGGCGTCACGATGCGTGACCTGTCAACGCAGGCTGGTTTAAAACCAGACACGTTAAAGAATGCACTGGCGCGTTCTTATCCAAAAGGTGAGCGCATTATTGCTGATGCGCTTGGCATTCAGCCTCAGGAAATATGGCCAAGCCGTTACCTGAGCAGAGTATTAGGGTGATCGGTATGTTCCTGACTGCTAATGAACTGGTTGGAATCCCGGGATTACCGGGCACGGTTCAGGGGATACGAAATCGTCTGAATAAGTTGTCGGGCGATCACCCTGAATTAATTCGTAAGCGTACCGGCACAAAAGCCTTTGAGTATCACATTGATTGCTTGCCGGAAGCTGCTCAGGACGCGGTGAAACAGCGTCATTTTAATGCGGTGCTGGAGCAGAAAAAGACAGAAAAACCGCTGGAAAATCCCGTTGCTGTTACTGCGGTAAAGCCCGGCGAAGAACTCGCTCTGATGCGTCAGTGCCCGGCCCTGCTGGAGCGGGAGGTTTCCGGGCTGACAGAAGAACAGAAAGCAGTTGCTGATGCACGGGCAGCTCTGGCTATGGAAGTGCTGTCACTGGTTGCGGCCGGTGATACCCGTACCGGTGCGGTGACCCGGATTTCAGAACAGTCACGCAAAGGTGTGCTGCCGGAGTATCTGCAGCGTTCCGCAGACAATGCTAATGCTCGCAAGGGTAAATCACGCCGGGGCGTAAGTCCGCGTTCTCTGCAGGAATGGGTATCGCTTTATCAAAGCACCAATTCCGGGGAAGAGCGTCTGGCATTGCTGGCTCCCGGTCATCACAAAGAAACACGTCCTGAACAGGTGGCATGGTTTCCGGGGTTTCTGGCGCATTACCGCAATGTGAACGGGCCGTCACTGATTGCCGCTTACCGTTCATTCTCAGATGAATGGGATGAACAGTATGCCGATCAGCCTGCCATGATGAGTGCGAAACCCTCTTATGATGCGGTGCGCCGCCTGATGGTGAAACTACCGAAACGTGAGCGTGCAAAAGGCCGTGTAACCGGTTCGGAAGCGCGGGCACTGGAAACCTATCAGAAGCGTGACTGGTCACAGATGCCGGTAAACGGATGTTGGGTCAGTGACGGTAAATCTATGAACCTGAAGGTGGCACACCCTATTCACGGCCGTCCGTTCACCCCGGAACTGACAATGGTGATAGATGGCCGTACCCGCTTTGTTGTGGGCTGGAGTCTGGATTTGGCGGAAAACGTCATTGCTGTTGCATCCGCTTACCGGCACGCCATGCAACATCACGGTAAGCCATTATTTGTGTATTCGGATAATGGTGGTGGTGAAAAGAACAAAACGCTGGATGCGGAAATTACCGGTATTTTTCCGCGTCTCGGTATCCGGCATATGACCGGTATTCCGGGGAACCCGCAGGCACGCGGGATTATCGAACGGCTTAACGGAGTGATCCCTCTGCGTATCGCTCAGGGGTTCGCAACCTTTAACGGCCGTGGAGCAGACCGTGAACATGCGCGGATAACCAGCCGCCGCATTAATTCAGCAGTCAATGCACTGGAGAATAACAAGGAACTTAACCCGGTGCAGAAAAGCGCACTGGCAAAACTGCCGTCATGGGCGCAACTGCTGGATGCCATCGAAGATGAGATCCACAAATACAATTATACCCATGAACACAGTGAGTTACCGAAGCAGAACGGCCGTCATATGACACCTGCAGCATACCGCCAGGCCGTTCTGGCCGCAGAAGGTGATGAGATTGAGTACCTGACCGAGATTGAACTGCGGGAAATGTTCATGCCGGAAGTTAAGCGCGTGGCTCAGCGTGGCTGGATTGAGTTCAACAACAACCAGTATTTTGCGGAGGATTTAATCCTGGTCGATGGTGAGGAAGTCCGCGTGGCGTATGACATTCATGATGCCGGTGAAGTCATTATCCGTAAGCAGGACGGATCATACGTCTGCAAAGCGGTATGGAACGGTAACAAAGTTGCCGCCGTACCGACAACACAGATGGACAAAGCGGTTGAAGACCGCCGCAAACGTCGTATGTCACTGGTTGAAAGTAAAATGCGCGAAATTGAGGCAGAAGCCCGTCCGGTACTCACCGGAAAAACCGTGCCTGATTTCGGCAGTTATATCAGTGAACCGGTGGCCGTTCCGGCAGGAGGCAAACCGACAACATTCTTACAGGTTGAGTATGAACACCTGAATGCCAGACAGGCCGGAAACCAATAACAGGAGAATATGATTATGTCATTAGTGACTGAATTATCTGAATTACTCGCAGCAAAAGGCTGGTCTCAGGCTCAGGCATCACGTGGTGTCGGTGTCAGTACTGCGGTGATTAACCAGTATCTGCAGGGCAAATACAACGGTGATGTGAAAGGTGTTGAGGAAAAAGTCCGCCAGTTTATTCAGCGTGAGCATGACCGCGCCAAAGCCCGCAACATCAAGCCTGTCTATGTTGCGACATACATGGCTAAAAAAGGTATGGAAGTTATCAAAATGGCGCATCTGGATGGGGATATCAACGTGATCTACGGTGATGCCGGTATGGGTAAGACCATGATTATGCGCCGGTACGCCACTGAAAACCTGAGTGCTGTTCTGATTGAGGCAGACCCGGGATATACCGCCCGCGTGGTACTTGAAGAACTGTGCAATAAACTCGGACTGGCTAAGCGCGGAAACATGCACGAACTGAGTGAGGCGATCATCCAGGCACTGCGTGACTCAGGGAAAGTCATTCTGGTCGATGAGGCTGAAAACCTGCCTTATCGTGCCCTTGAGACGTTACGCCGCATTCATGATAAGTCCGGTGTCGGTATCGTTCTGGCGGGTATGCCGCGTCTTATCCTGAACCTGAAAGGTAAGCGCGGGGAGTATAAGCAGCTGTACAGCCGTGTCGGCTTTGCCCTGCGTATGGGGGATGCGTTACCGGAAGAGGATATCCGTCAAATCATCACTGAACTGCTGCCGGAAATTGATAATGAAGCAGTTTTCTCTGAGTTGTTCAAAGTATGCAAAGGTAATGCCCGGCGGCTGTTTAAGTTATTGCGTGGTGTCTCACGCGGCAGTCAGATTAACCAGCGTCCTGTGGATGTGGCGATGGTGTCCGGGTTCTCTGAAATGCTGATTAATTAGTGAGGCTGATGATGAATATCAAAATTACCCCGTCCAATCAGGGTGTTTTAAAAACACTGATTCAGGTTGAATCTGTTGTAAAAAGCCTGGGTGATCGTGGTGTGACAGTGCTGGGAGTGTCAACCGGCAATGATAAACCCCGTATCAAAATAGCGCGTCATGCGTACTGTGATCAGCTTATCCGTTCCGGTAAAGCCTGTTATCTGCAATTCGGTAACAGTCGTCACGGTTACTACAAACAAGGCAGCTTTACTCAGGATGGCTGCCGTGTGTTCTGGTCTGAATCAATTTATTAAGGGTGAAGTTATGTCTGTAAAAATTACGATTCTTATCACGGAAAAAAAAGGTGGCGGCATCCGTTTTGAGGCAGAAGCCGCAGGGGAACAGTCAACCGGTAAGGAGTTACGTATTGCTGAAGATTTAAAAGATAAATTAATTCGTTTGCTGAAAGATTCTCAACCATCAACAAAAAAAGGAACCCGACATGTCCACTAATCCAAAGCAGTTTACTCAGTATGAAGTCCCGGCCGGTTACTGGCGTGATGCCAAACGTACGTTAACCCCGGTTGATTTACTCAAAGAGATCGATATCCAGCGTGATGCGCTGGTCGGTGACCTAGTCGTTCAGGCCATTCAGGCGCGTGAATTTCTGCGTCAGCTTAAACTTGCGTCGTTCGGCGATATTCAGGCGTTTAAAGAACTGTCTGCAGAGCAGTATGACGTCAGCCTCGGGGGTAAAAAAGGCAATGTTACCCTGTATTGTTATGATGGACGTTACAAAATTCAGCTGGCCGTTCAGGACAGAATCGCCTTTGATGAGCGTTTACAGGCAGCCAAAGCCCTGATTGATGAGTGTTTAAAGGATTGGGTTAAGGGTGCAAGACCGGAGATCCACTCCATCATTGATCAGGCATTTGCAGTGGATAAAGAAGGTAACATCAATACCGGTGCTGTCCTTTCTCTGCGTCGTCTGAATATCGAAGATACCCGCTGGGTTAAAGCGATGGAAGCTATCGGAGAGGCCGTGCAGGTTATCGGCAGCCGTCAGTATGTCCGTTTTTATGAACGTGTCGGCGACAGTGATCAGTATATGCCGATTACTCTTGATATCGCGGGGGTGTGATATGTCATTTAAGCACTATGCAACAACAGCGGCCACCGCAGAACGCGACGGCCATTACAAAGAAGCCGGACGTAACTGGACAGATGCGGCCGGACTGGCAAAAAAGCATGAGAACCGGCAGTGGGCTGAATACCGTGCTGAGTTTTGTGCCAAAGCAGCAGGAGGCCGTTATGTCCCGGTTGTCTGCGAAGCAGTTTAATGAACGCTATCCGGTGGGGTCTTATTTTATCTATCAGCCGAACCGTATTTTACGCGGCGGTACGATGGTCAGAACGTTAAGTCGGGCAGAGGATAAAAATAACCGGACTATCGTGGAAATCGATGATGAGCCGTATTACATCGATATTGATTCATTAAACTGCCGAATAACGTAACACCCTAAAAAACAATCACTTTTAAGTTCAGGCGTAAACCCGTCAGGTCACTCTTACGCCTGAATTCCGATAACGAGGTATTTATGAACACCGATAACATCGATTTGGCGTTATTAAAACAGGAAATTACTGACTGGCACGATGTTGCAAAAGAGGGTTGCAACCTGCTGGTAACACATGCAGACAAGCTGATTAATATTCCGGAAATGGGCCGGACAATACAGTTTGAAACCAAAGCAGAACAGCGGGCTTTCAAAATGGGGGTAATTATTGCTCAGTCGCAATTTTCAACATTACCGTTTGATACCGGGTCTGATGATGAGGGCGCCGAAAATGAGTAACAATTCAACTGACGCAATGAAGCAGCCTGAATTTGTGTTTACGGCTCAGCCGGTTTGTTTCGTACGTGAAGTCACTCCGTTAACACCTCAGATTGATATTTCCCGCGTCCGGACAGATGAGTTCTGTATACCGGTTTATGCGGCCATCAGTGATGGTGATATCCGACTGACGGATGGATACATTTCAGAATTACAGGCACAGGGAGTGGATAAGTTCGCTGAGTCGGTGCAATGGGCGTTTGAGGCTCTTGTTGATTTTGGTTTCGGTGGTCTGGGTCCGGAAATTCTGGAGGGATTGATCGAACTTTGTCGCGAATTTGCTGTGAAGCTGCGTTGCCCGGATAAACGGTCACACAATGACTGGCCGGGAGCTCAGGATAAATCGACGGCCGCACTGTCATGTGACGGTAAGAATAATGTCATGAATAAAATTGAGCAATACCGCCTGATTGTGTCCATGTTAACTGAAATCGGAGGTCAGAGTCCCGGTATTCGGGTCAGCCAAAAACAGCTGGCTGCCGTCACCGCTGCCGCTGATTCTGTCTGCGCGGTCTTTAATGAGCCTGATATGTGCGACAGCTGCAGTGACAAACTGCGTGGTGGCTGTCTGCCTACCTGTGCAGCTTACAGCAAGGAGAATAATCATGCGTAAATACTGGTGTCCAGAGTGCGTAAAGCCAACTCCAACTGACCAATCGACTGTAAATGTAGGTGACAAAGTCAATATTACTATTGAGCACACCAAAATAACCCCGTCCCGCACTACTGTGCGGGTTGTTAGTCGGGTCGGTAAAGTGACTGATATTAAAGATGATATCGCTGCCGTCACTTATCGCGGCAAGGTTTACCGGGTACATACCAGAGAGTTGATTCCTGCCGGTGCTCCCAGCGGGATTGCCCGCGCCGTGTTTGGTGAGTGTGAATGTGGTTCGCTGCCGGAGGGTACTACTGATGATTAGCTTTCTGTGTTTTGTTGCCGGTGTTATCACCGGCTTTGCCGGAGCCGCATGGTATCAGCGGTACAGTGCTGCGGAAGACCGCCAGCGTCCTGAAAACCAGAAATACGACTGATACGGGAGCAGTGTTATGTCAATCACTAAAGAGCAGTGGGCCGGGATTGAGGAGTCGTTAAAAGCCCATTACGTGGTCATTAAATTTCAGTATCAGGATACTGAGATTACGGTAAACCGCGTCAGTTCCGGGGAAGGCCGGACAGAGCTGGCGGTCTGGATTAACGGGGAAATTGGTGGTGCGTGGGGAATTCAGGGCAACGAAAACTTTAACCCGCTGTGTGAGATATTCTGGCACAAGCATACCAAATCCCTTTACACAGCCAAGCAAATTAAGGCTCTGGAGAATGCGTACGGGAAGCGTGCAGCTAAACGTGAAATACCGAATTTGCATAAAAAAACCACGTATTACATGCCGTATTTCAGCAAAGCGTCGGTACTGGTTCGCCAGTTCCGTCGCATCGAGGGGCTGACCGTTGAACCTCCGAAAGAATAGGTAACACTCCGTGGCTGATAAATCACTGAAACCCTGCCCGCTGTGCGGATGCAGGGATATCACAATACACTGCCCCAGCAGTCACGGGCTGACCCTTTACGGGGTTGCCTGTGACGGATGCGGATTAAGAATCAAGCGCTTTGATAAATTGGAAGCGGTTGCCGACTGGAATCGGAGGGTATCTGTACCGGGGTCATCTGGTGACAGACACACAGAGGATAAAAATTATGTTAACGCCTAATGCAAAAAAACTGGTCGGCATTATCAAAGCCGCCCAGCAGTATCTGAAAATGGATGATGAGACTTACCGCAGTGTTCTGGTTCGTCTGACAGGTAAAGACTCTGCCACCAAACTGACGCTGGATGAGTTGGGGATTGTCCGTGATTACTTCCATGCTCAGGGTTATCCCCGCCGCAGCCCGAAGAAATACGGCCGTAAGCCGAATGTTCCGGTGTCAAAAAAATCGGTTCTGAGCAAAATTGAGGCGCTGCTTGCTGATGCGGGCCGTCCGTGGGAATACGCGGAATCGATGGCAGAACGTATGTTTAACCGTCAGAAAATCGACTGGCTCGATCATGATGAACTGGTAAAGCTGATGCAGGCACTGGCGGTTGATCAGAAACGACGGAGAGCAAAAGCATGACAGACCTGGAAAAAGTTGAACATCTGTTGCCGGATACGTTGCGTCAGATTGCTGCCTTAATCGGCTACCCGGCAACACTGAAACTGATTGATGCGTTCGGCGGCACGACGTTCACTTTTGTGAAAGGTCTTCATCCGGCCGGACTGAAACGGCTTGAGCAGTTATCGTGCATCGTCGGCAGGGATGCCGCCGATGTGCTCAATGCGCATTTCGCCGGGACAGAGGTGTATATCCCCAATGCAGCAGCGGCAATGCGTGAGGTGCGGAATCAGCGGTTTATGCACGATATCCGTGCATTATCTGAACAAGGGTTATCCACTGTAAAAGCAGTGGCAAAACTGTGCCCTGAGTACGGTTTCAGTGATCGGCATGCGTGGGACTTGTTATCCCGCTACAAACAATCTGGTATCCTTGACTCAGAACAACAGAATTTATTTTGAGGTTAATGATGAAAAGATATCTATTGAGTCTTATCCTGGCATTTACCGCCACAGGTGCAATGGCGGTTGACGGGTACAAGGAGGTTAAATTTGGTTCATCATTTGAAGCTATGAGATCCGCAGGACTGTGTGATTTCCAAATTGCCAGCAAGCAGCCCGAGCATAAAAATATAGTTATGTACAATTGCCTTGATTTTCAATTCGATGGTAACCATACAATGGCCGCAGCCTCTTTCATTGGTGGCAAGTTCGGAAAATTGCAAATTATGGTTGATTCACCAGTCAATTCTGTCCTTGAGGCACTGTATAAAAAATATGGTGCTCCATCATCTTCTTCTACAGAAGAAGAGATGCAAAATGCAATAATTACAGGCAACCCTATATATGTTCGCTTTGATAAAGATACCGTTATTCTGAAGGTAGAAAGAGTGAATAAAATAGATTTAGTATCATTAAACTATGTGTCTCCTGATTTTGAACTATCTGTTAAAGAAAAAACTCAAAAAATCACAGATGATATCTAACCACTGAACCCCTTCAACACGCCATCATTTCATAAACCTGAAATACTGAACACCTTCCGCATCGGGAGGTGTTTTTATTTCGGGGGAACGATGAATAACACTGTCAGCCAGCACGAACTGGCACAACTGGAATCTCTGCTGCCGGAGTCCGCCCATCAGCTGATTGGGGTGATCGGTTATGCCGCCACCGCGAAACTGATTAGCCACCTCGGCGGTGTCACCTTATCTGCCCGTCAGGGTAAAGCCGTGGCCCGTAATAATGCGGCATTTGAGAAACTGACATCATTGTTAACGGATGAGGAATATAAAAAACTGCTGGCCTGTATGGGCGGCACACCGTTCTATATCCCGCGTTGTGACCGGGCGCTCATAAAATTACGCAATGCCCGCTTTATTACGGAATTAAAAGAAATGACCCTGCAGGGGAATTCCTGTCGTTCCGCACTAACCGTTCTGTGTCCTAAATATGGTTTTGCTGACCGTTTTGCCTGGCGGCTGCTGAGTGAACATAATGCGGCGTCAGAAACGCAGCAGGACAGTTTATTTGATTGATTATTCCGTTCTGTCTGTGCAACACTGATCTCCCGTTGCGGGGGTTTTTAAATGATGTGCTGAACCCCGCCAACTCCCCCGCAAACATCCCCGTTCCTATACTGAAATCCCTTAAAAATTACATTGTTAATTATTCAGTAAGGACATTGCTATGCCTGACACTATCACGCTTACCCTTGAACAAATCCGCGCTCTGGCCGACTTCGCCGCACAGAAAGGTCAGCCGTCCTACACCATCACCACCGGTATTATTCCGGCTTTTGACGATCAGCCTGAATATCAGGGTCTGATAGCGTTCTCCGGTTCAGAAGAACATGGTGTGCTGCAACTGGGTTAACCGGTCATCCTTATGCGGAGGCAATGATGAGTACCGCCCCTGTTTATTTCGGACAAAAACAACAAGGTAGTCACATGGGTGATTTTTTCAGTGACATTTATGAACGGGTCTCCTACTGGCTTGCCGGTATCGGTTTTGTTCTCAGTGGTCTGTCACTGTACGCATGGGGATTTTTAATCGGCGTCTTTATCAGTTCGCTGCTCGGTATCCTGACATACCGCATGAACAAGCGGGAACAGCAGAAGCGTACCCGGCTGCTGGAAATGAGCCTGCAGCATCTGATTAACCACCCGGCGGATGAAAACGCGAAAGAAGTTGTCGCCACGCTTGCCGGAGCCTCTGCCCGTTCCCCGAAGGATTTATAAGATGAGTATCAGACGGGGTTTTCTTACCGCCGCAGTCGTGGCACTGATTGCCGGAGGGGCCAGCGAGTATGACATTCTTGACCAGTTCCTGAATGAAAAAGAAGGTAATTTCACCACCGCATACCGTGACGGCGGCGGAATCTGGACTATCTGCCGGGGCGTTACCCGTATTGACGGCCGCGCGGTAAAACCCGGAGAAAAACTGACGCAGGCACAATGTGACCGGCTGAATGCCGCTGAGCGTGACAAGGCGGTTGCCTGGGTAAAACGTAACGTGAATGTGCCGTTAACCGCTCCCCAGATTGCCGGGATAGCCTCTTTTTGTCCTTACAATATCGGTCCCGGAAAATGCTTTTCATCCACGTTTTATAAAAAACTGAATGCGGGAAATATTGCCGGTGCCTGCAAAGAGATCCCCCGCTGGATTTTCGACGGCGGCAAAGACTGCCGCATCCGTTCCAACAACTGTTACGGGCAGGTGTTACGCCGTGAGCAGGAAGCAGAACTGCTCTGCTGGGAGCTGAGCAAATGACAATGCAGTTGCGTTCAGAACTGTTACGTGGTGCTGGGTGGCCGCTCATTATAGGGGCTTTCCTGATTTTTATCGCCGGTTCGGCATCGGCGTATCTGGTGATGAAGAACACCTTTGACCGTGATATTTCACAGCTGAAAGAAAGTCATACCAAAGACCTGAAAGCCGTGTCAGACAAAGCACAGGAAGACACACAGAAGGCATTAAACCGCCTGTCTGAATCTCAGCGACAGGTTCTGGCACTGGATAAAACCTACACGGAGAAGTTACGCAATGAGGAAATCATTAATCAGCGGCTGCGTGCTGATCTTGCTTCAGGTCACCGCCGGTTGCAGTTTGCCCGCGCCGACCTTGCAACCTGTCAGCTCACCGCAGGCAACCATCGCACCACCGCCGGAATGGATGATGCAGCCACCGTCCGACTCTCTGGAGAAGCTGGACTCATTATTCATGATATCCGAACCGGTATCCTTTCCGACAGAACAAAACTGAGCGGGTTACAGGATTATGTGCGTGATGTGGTTCGTGAATGCAGACGGGAGACAATGCAATGAAACGCTCCCGGCATAATGCCTGTGGTTACACCCTGCTGCTGACAGCCGTGGCTGTTGTGCTGGCCATGTTTTTTATCTTTCTGATTCTGCCCGGTCTGACCGGTCTGCGCTGCGCAAAGTATGCCGCCGTGACCGGACATCCGGCAGAACAGACCGGTGTCATCTGCCGCCGTACTGATACGGGGGAATTTATTAATACGTTCAATAACAAGGAAATCAGTCATGAAAAAACGCACCCGTAACAGCAGAAAGAGTGACGTTTTAATCAGCGTTAAAGGCCATTTAAACCGCATTGAAACGCAGATGGATTCGCTGAGTGATCAGATGGATGCCATCCGTCAGGATGCGACACAGGGAGCCATGCGCCGTGGCGCAGTTGCCGGTGCCGTATCCGGCGGTATTACCGCCTGTCTGGTGACCACCGCCATGATGCTGCTGCGTGCGAAGATGGGACTGTAACGATGGCGTTTCCGCAGGAGACCCGCGACAAGCTGCGCCGCGCTTATATCTTCAGCCAGATGTCGCTGGAGGTGGCTGCTGCTCAGGCCGGGGTTTCGTTCGTGACTGCCCGGCGCTGGAAGAAAGAGGCGCAGGATAAGAATGACGACTGGGACAAAATGCGCACGGCTCACATGCTGGCCGGTGGTGGTGTTGAGGATGCCGGACGTGCGGTGCTGATGAGTCTGGTTGTCCAGTGTCAGACAGTCACTGAGCAGATAAACACGAACCCGGATATCGCGCCGGGTGCCCGTGTGGACATGCTTGCCAGTCTGGCAGATGCCTTTAACAAAGCGGTATCAGCCAGCAAAAAGATATTGCCGGAAACCGATAAGCTTGCCACGGCTATTGATGTGATCCAGCGGCTGGGACAGTTCATCAATGATAAATACCCTCAGCATAACGTGGTGTTTGTTGAGATTCTGGAATCCTTTGCCGGTGTGCTGGAACGGGAATACGGTTAAAAATGTCTAAAAAGGTTTCACTCAAAGAGTTCAAAGCCTCCCTGCAGGAATACATTGCCGGTCTGCGTCAGACCATTGAGGCGGAGTGTCTCGGCTTTGATGCAGACCCGGCAGCGGCTGATGCCCGCCGTCTGCAGGTGAGTGATGCGGATGACGGCTACAGCTTTTTTGTGGAAACCTACTTCCCGCATTATGTCCGCCATCATTCCCGCAGCCAGCTGCATGATTACCTGTTTTCCCGTCTGCCGAAAATTGTCGCCAGTCCGGCCGCTGAAAGTGATGCGATAGCCGCGCCGCGCGGTGAGGCAAAATCCACGCTGGTCAGTCAGCTCTTTGTGCTGTGGTGCATTATCCGGGGGATTAAAAAGTACCCGGTCATCATTATGGACAGTATCGACCAGGCCTATCCGATGCTGGAAGCCATCAAAGCCGAACTGGAATATAACCCGCGTCTGAAGAACGATTATCCGGATATCTGCGGTCAGGGCCGTACCTGGCAGATGGGCACCATCGTCACCCGTAATAATATCAAAGTGACGGTGGCGGGCAGCGGTAAAAAACTGCGTGGTCTGCGTCACGGCCCGTACCGTCCTGATTTGGTGGTGCTCGATGATATCGAGAACGATGAGATGGTGCGTAATCCGGAACAGCGGGACAAGCTGCACACCTGGCTTAAAAAGACCGTGATGCCGCTCGGTGAGGCCGGGGGTAAAACCGATATTGTCTACATCGGGACTATCCTGCATTACGACTCGGTACTTTCCCGCACCCTGAATAATGCTATGTGGCGCACTGTCCGCTTTAAAGCCATTCTGCAGTGGCCGGTCAATATGAAACTGTGGGATGAGTGGGAAACCCTTATCCATAACAGACTGCCGGATGAGGCTGAGCGTTTCTATACGGAAAATGAAGCAGCCATGTCTGAAGGGGCCATTGTGTCATGGGCTGCCCGCCCGCTGCTTGCTCTGATGAAAATCCGTGCCCGTGACGGTCACGATACTTTTGATTCTGAGTACCAGAATGACCCGGTCAGCGGTGAGGATGCGATTTTTGCCAACAGTATTATCTTCTGGTCTAACCATCTGGCGGACTGGATTTACTACGGAGCCTGTGACCCCAGCCTCGGCAGACTCAGCAAGGGCCGTGACCCGTCCGCGCTTCTGGTCGGCGGCTTTAACCGGATGACCGGTATTCTGGATGTGGTAGAAGCGGATATCCGCCGCCGTCTGCCCGACAAAATTATTGAGGATGTGATCCGCTATCAGCGTGAATACGGGTGTCTCGTCTGGGCGTTTGAGTCCGTCCAGTTTCAGGAGTTCCTGCGCACGGAGTTGGTGAAACGCTCCGCTCAGCAGGGTATTCCGGTTCCGGCCATTCCGGTTATCCCGCACACCGATAAAGCACTGCGGATTGAATCCCTGCAGCCGCACATGGTCAACGGGCTGATCCGTCTTCACCCGACACAGCACACCCTGATTGACCAGCTGCGTCATTTCCCGAAAGCCGATCATGATGACGGCCCGGATTGTTTACACATGTTGTGGTCACTTGCCGCCTCACGCGCGGGCAGCACCGACATCCGCAGCCGCTCTGTGCGTGACGGCGGAAAACGCTTTGGTGCAGGTGCCTGGTAAGGATTAAGAAATGCCGAAAATAGTTGATATCCACGGAAACCCGATTGAACGGGAAGTATTAAAAAGCCCGCAGACAGGCAAAATAGCGCAGATGCAGCGCATCTATCCGGAGCATCCGTCACGCGGGCTGACCATCCGCAAGCTGCCGCGTATTCTGCAGGCCGCTGAACGGGGAGACCTGAGTGCGCAGGCGTGCCTGTTCTCAGACATGGTTGAGCGTGACGGTCATATTTTTGCCGAAATGGAAAAGCGCAAGAATGTTCTGCTCACGCTGGACTGGTCAGTTGAACCGCCGAAGAATGCCACTGCACAGGAACGGGATATGACAGCAAAAGTCCAGGAGTGGTTTGATGCCATGCCGGGCATTGAGGATATCATTCTCAATGGTATGGAAGCGGTCGGTCACGGGTTTTCCTGTCAGGAAATTGAGTGGGAACTGATTGAAAAGGTCTGGCTGCCGAAGGCACTTAACCTGCGTCCGCATTACTGGTTCCGTACACTGCCGGAAAAACGGGACGAGATTCGCCTCAATGATGATCAGTCTGAGGGTTCCCCGTTGTGGCCGTTCGGCTGGCTGGTGCATAAGCATAACGCGCGCAGCGGCTTTATTGCGACCAGCGGCCTGTTCCGTGTGCTGGTGTGGCCGTATCTGTTTAAAAACTTCTCCCTGCGTGACCTTGCGGAATTTCTGGAGATTTACGGCCTTCCGGCCCGTATCGCCACCTATGCGCAGGGCACATCTGATGCGGATATCGACAAGCTGCTGTATCAGCTGGTGAATCTGGGTCATGATGCGGTGGCCGCTATCCCGCAGGGGAATGACATCAAATTTGAATCTGCTGCCGGTGGCGGCCCGGATCCGTTTATGGCGATGATTAACTGGGCGGAGCGTACCCAGTCAAAAATTATCCTGGGCGGCACCCTGACCACGCAGGCAGACGGTAAATCCTCCACCAATGCACTGGGTAATGTGCATAACGAAGTCCGCCACGACCTGATGACAGCGGATGCCCGTCAGATTGAGAACATGTTCCGCAGTCTCATTCAGATGGTGCTGGCACTGAACGGTCATGCGGATGTCAACCCGCGCCGGTTACCGCAGTTTGTGTTTGATACCAGTGAGACCGTGGAGCTGGCACCGTTCGCACAGGCCGTATCAACGCTGGTGAATGAGGCCGGAATGACCGGTATTCCGGTGTCATGGGTCAATAAAAAAGCCGGTATCCCGCAGGCAAAAGATGATGAACCGGTATTATCACCCCGTCCTCAGATGCCGCTGCTGACCCCGCTGAGTAACGGACTGTCACGTCACGGACTGGCGGTACTGTCGAAGACCACGGAATCAGCGGATGCTGATCCGGCGCAGATAAAGCTGGATAACGCACCACCGCTGTCTGATCCGGTCAGTGAGGCCATGAATCAGTTACTGGCGCCGATGGTGACGGCACTGCGGGCCGGACACAGTGCGGATGAGGCGATGAATCTGGTCGCGGCCGGTTATCCTCTGCTGGATGATAATGCGCTCAGGGAGCTGCTGGAGCGGGCAATTTTTGTGTCCGAAGTCTGGGGGCGTATTCATGCCGGGTCGTGAGGTGGTTGATCTGCGCTATGCCATCGGTCTGCCCCCGGCGGAGGCGATAGCCTACCTTGAGAGCAAAGGCTACGCCATCGGGTTTAATTACCACGATGTTGAGGCGCAGGCGCATGCAAAGGCGTTTACCGTAGCCGGAGTGCTGAAGCTGGACGTGCTGCAGGATATCCGGCAGGCACTGACAGAAGCGCTTAAGAACGGGGAAACATACCGGGACTTTGAACGCCGGTTAACCCCGTTACTGGAGCAGAAAGGCTGGCTCGGTAAAGGTCTGGTTGCTGACCCGGACACCGGCGAACTGCACGGTAAGCGGCTCACTCCCCGCCGACTGGACACCATCTTTCAGACCAATATGCAGTCCTCCTACATGGCCGGACGCTATAAGCAGCAGATGGAGAACACGGATGACCGCCCTTACTGGGAACGGGTCGGTATCATGGATAATCATATCCGCCCGGCACATGCGGCCCTGAACGGATTTATTGCCCGTTTTGATGATCCGATATGGCAGACCATTTACCCGCCGGACGGTTACCGCTGCCGATGCCGTGTCCGTGCCCGCAGTGCGGCGGATGTGGAGCGGCTGGGGCTGATGGTACAGTCAACGGAGCACACCCGCGTTGAGGTGGAGCAGGAATACGGCGTACCCGGGAAAACCCGCACGGTGACCGGATTCCGGAACCCGAAAGACGGTCAGATTTATGTCCCTGATCCGGGATTCGGGTTTAATCCGGGGGAAGTCAGTTATCAGCCTGAGCTGGAGCGGTATCATCCGGCAGCGGCCAGCCAGTATGTCACCGGCACCCTGACCGGGCCGGACTTTGCACGGGGGTATCAGCAGGCCGTCACCGCACAGCAGCCGCCACCGCAGCAGCGTTACCCGGTAGCCGCCCGTCCGGATACCGATACGCAGCACACACAGCCGGTGTATGCCGATGCACCAACCCTGAAGCAGCTGGCTGAGCAGGATATCACGCAGGAAGATTATCTGTTCGTGCAGAATATTATCGAACAGCCGCAGAAGACCCGCCGTGATGATGACGGCACGGAATATTATGCCTCATTCTACCGCGGGCAGTGGTGGGTGGTGACTGTCCGTGATAACCGGCTGTCAGATGTGAAAGCACAGGCGGTGTTCTGATGTACAGCATCAGAGTGGATACAGCCGCCTTTGAGGCGGCACTGGATAAGCTGGTCAAAGGACTGGAAAGCCGCGAACCCCTGATGCGCCGTCTCGCCGGGCTGATGGCGGATGCGGTGGAGGAAAACTTTGCACAGGAGGGGCGTCCGAAATGGATGGGATGGAGTCCGTCAACCGCCCGCCGCCGTCGCGGTGGCCGCATCCTGCAACTCTCCGGCAGGCTGGCGGGCAGTATCGGTTCTTACAGTGACAATGACAGTGCCGTTGTGGGCACAAACGTGAAGTATGCCCGTATCCATCAGGAAGGCGGGGAAATCAGTATGCCCGCCCGCAGCCAGCAGACGTACTACCGCCGGAGGAAAGACGGCACTGTCGGTAACCGGTTTGTCCGTAAATCCCGCAGCAACTACAGTGAAACCCATTCTGTGGGGCCGTATAAGGTAAAAATTCCGGCCCGACCTTTTCTGCAGCTGGATGACTGGGATCAATACCGGATGACACTCACGATTGAGGACTATCTCACACAGTTAACCGGTGAATAATAAAAAACGCCTGTGCGCCGTTCTGCGCGATTTTAATTATTCACAATGCAATGTCACGGCATGGTGTGATTAAAACGTTTTTAAACGGGGTTTAAATGCGTTACTGTTGACCCCTGATTATTACCCGCCGTCCTTTTTTTTCCGGCAGCAGCTTATGTGCTGAACCCCGCCAACTCACTTTCGCATATCGTGCCCGGTACACTGGGCGCATGAAAACACGTATCGCCGCTTTAACCACCGCTCTCAGCGGGGACAACACCAACGAAATCCAGCTTTTTCCGGCCGGAACATTCCGTGCGGAAGACGGCCGTCCGTCTGATGTGGCGCACTGGGTGATGAATGCCGCCATTGCGGCGGTGCTGACTGCACAGACAGCGGCACTCAGTACCCCGCTGGTGATTGATTATGAACACCAGACCCTGCGCTCTGTGAAAAACGGACAGCCTGCCCCGGCGGCGGGCTGGTTTAAGCAGCTTGAGTGGCGTGAGGGTGACGGACTGTACGCCACCGGCGTTGAGTGGACAGAGAAAGCCGCAGCGGCCATCACGGCCCGTGAATACCGTTTTATCTCCCCCGTATTTTTGTATGACGACCAGGGTCAGGTGACGCAGCTGCTTCACGCGGCACTGACCAATACCCCCGCGCTGGACGGAATGAACGAGGTGCTGATTGCAGCCTCCCGTCATTTTGCCGCGCTCACCACCACACCGGAGGAACACACCGTGGATGATGAACTCATCAGTGAGCTGCTCAGTAATTTACGCTGGATGCTCAACCTTCCCGCCACCGCAACCGCTGAGGATATCAAAGCGGAACTGCAGAAAGCGATTGACATTATTTCCGGCGGTAAGGGAACGACGGTTGCCGCCGGGCAGAGTCTGACTGACCTGCTGAAAAACCAGACGCAGCAGATTGCTGACCTGTCCTCAAAAGCCTTTGATCCGGCAAAGTATGTCCCGGTTGAAGGGTATCTGGAACTGCAGGCAAAACTGAATGCAGAGCGACAGCACAGTCAGGAGCATCAGGTTGATGCACTGGTTCAGGCTGCGCTGTCTGACGGCCGTCTGATGCCGGCAATGGAAACCTGGGCGAAAGAGCTGGGCCGCAGCAATTTTGCCGCGTTGTCTCAGCATCTTGAGGCTGCTGTTCCGGTTGCCGCGCTGTCATCCACCCAGACCGGCGGTAAAGCGCCGTCCGGTGCGGCAAAAACGCAGGACGATCTGCAGTCTCCGGGCGGTGAATTAAATGATGCCGCCCTGGCTGTCTGCAGTCAGTTCGGTATTTCCCCTGAAGAAATGTCTAAACAGCTCGGAGGTCAGTAATGGATCGCAATACCGCTCACCGTCCCGGTGAACTTTTTCCCGTACCGGTTGCGGCCGGTGCCCGTATTTACGGCGGACATGTTGTCTGCGCTGATGCGTCCGGTTTTGCCGTACCCGGTGCCACCGGTCTGACTGTGCTCGGTGTGGCTGATGATTTTGCGGATAACCGCGACGGGGAACAGGGTGCTGTCCTTGTCATGGTTCGCCGTGGTCTGGCTTTTCATCTCGGCAATGACCCGGCCAAGCCGGTCACACAGGCCCATACCGGAAAATTGTGCGACCTGAAAGACAGCACTACCGTCTGTGCGGCGGCGGAAAACAGCTCCACACCGGCAGGCCGCGTTCTGGAAGTCACCACTGATGGTGTCTGGGTACTGACTGCTTAACAGGAAAATAACATGATTGTAAATAAAGCAAACCTTACCCCGTTGTTTACCGGCATCAAGCTCGTGTTTAACAACGCGCTGAAAGAAGCGGAAACAACGTGGGAAAAAATTGCCATGAAAGTACCGTCCACCGGTAAGGCGGAACAGTACAACTGGCTGAATAATTTCCCGGCAATGAAGCGCTGGGTCGGTGAAAAAGCGGTTAAATCACTGGCGGCCCATAAATACACCATCGAGAACGATGACTGGGAAGCCACGATTGAGGTCGACCGTAACGATATCGAAGATGATCAGACCGGTCAGTATGCCATTCAGGCAAAAGGTGCCGGTCGTTCTGCGGCGATGCTGCCTGATGAAATCGTGTATGACCTGGTGAATCAGGGTTTTGAGCGCACCTGCTATGACGGCCAGTATTTCTTTGATACGGATCATCCTGTCGGCAGCCGCTCTGTGTCCAACAAAGGCACGAAAAAACTCTCTGTTGAGTCACTGGCAAAAGCACAGGCTTCATTTGGCGCTGCCCGTACCGCAATGCGTAAGGTGACCGATGAGGAAGGCCGTCCGCTGAATATCAATCCCGGGGTGCTGCTGGTACCGCCTGCCCTTGAAGATGTCGCCCGTGCCTTAATGACGGTTGACCGTCTTGAGGACGGTAAAGCCAATATCTACAAGGGGGCTGCTGAAGTCGTGGTCTCCGCGCGTATTCAGTCGGATACACAGTGGTTCCTGCTGGATACCACCCAGCCGGTGATGCCGTTCATTTATCAGGAGCGTAAAGCGCCGGTACTGGTTGAACAGGTCAGTCTTGAGAATGATGACGTGTTTATGCGCAAAAAATTCAAGTTCGGTGCGGAAGCGCGTGCTGCAGGCGGTTATGCCTTCTGGCAGCTGGCTTACGGTTCAACCGGGGAGGAAGCATAATGCCGGTCACTATTACCGCCAAAGTTAACGGATTCCGCCGCTGCGGTATCGCCCATCCGGACACGGCCACCACGTACCCGGATGACCATTTCACCAAAGCGCAGCTGGATGAGCTGCAGGCAGAACCGATGCTGGTTGTATCTCTCGGAACGGCCCCAGAGACCGGTGCTGATACGGCGGCAGAGAAGCAGATTGCCGCCCTGAAAGCGGAAGTCCGTACCCTGAGTCTGCAGGCTGAACAACTCACTGCCGAAAACAGTGCGCTGAAAGCGGCGCTGTCTGCAGCGGAAAAACAGGCCGGTACGGCTGAATCACCCGCAGGCAAACCACCCGCTGCCGGTGACAGTGACAAAAAGTCATCCGCTAAATAACAGGTGAAATATGTACGCGACGAAGAAAGACATGATTTTAGCGTTCGGTGAGCGTGAGTGTGTCTCCCTGACTGACACTGAGCACCTCGGTGATATCAGCGATGAAGTGATGGATGCCGCACTGATGCGTGCCTCAGCTGAAATTGACGGGTATCTTGTCGCGCGTTACCGGACTCCGTTTACGGACACCGCCCGCATTCTGACAGGACGCTGTTGTGATATCGCACGCTACCATCTGGCAACGGCTCACCGCCTTTTATCAGAGGAAATACGGCTGCGTTATGAGGATGCCATCCGGTTTTTTGAAAAGGTGGCTGAGGGGCGCATCGGGCTGGGCCGCACTGACAACGGGGACGTTATTCAGTCCTCGCCGCAGATGAAGTTCGGCAGCAGCAACCGCCAGTTCGGGCGCAACTCAACCGGCGGAGGTGCATTTTGATCACCCGTATTGAACAGCATCTGTGTGACCGTCTGCGTCAGGGCATGGGGGAAATGGCTCTGGAGGTTGCCAGCTACAGCGGTGAGATGGATGACGACTTAGGCCGCATTGTGCGGGCCTTTCCGGCCGTGTGGGTCACGTTCGGCGGTCTGACCAGAAGCGAATACATTGCCACTAACCGGCAGAAGGTGAAATGTACCGGCACCTTTGTGGTCATCGTGGGTGACTACAACACCCGTGATGATGAGTCCGCCCGGTTCGGCGGTGTTAACCGCAATGAAATCGGGACGTACCGGCTTATTCATGCGGTGCGCAGGCTGGTCACCGGGCAGGATTTGGGGCTGAAAATCGATCCGTTTATGCCGCTGCGCGTACGTACCCTCTACAACACTCAGGTACAGAGCAAAGCACTGTCGGTATTTGCCTGTGAGTTTGAAACAAAGTGGATTGAATCTGTTCTGGGTAATGGCCTGTGGCCGGAAGTGACCGGGGACACGGATTCACCTGATTATATTTTTAACGAGTACCGGGGAAAAGTGAAAGAGCCTGATCCTGATTTACTCAGCGTCGGTCTGCGTTATAACCCGCCGGGTATCGGCACGATTGATGACCCGGTTGACCTGGTACTGACAAGGAAAAAACCATGACAACCCTCTTTGTCAGAGCACGTCAGGGTATCCGTGTGTCGTATGAACACCAGTTCCGCCGTTACATCACGGAAACCCCGGCAGAAGTTCCTGACACCGCGTATTACCGCCGCATGATAGCGTGCGGTGATCTGATTAAAACAGCGCGTCCGCGCCCTGTGAAAGGGAAAAAACATGATCACATTTGACAATATCCCGGACAGCCTGCGCAAACCGGGTAAATATCTGGAGTTTAACCTGCGCATGGCAACCCGTGCGCTGCCGGGCAATCCGCAGGTGATGCTGATTGTGGCCCCGATGATGAAAAGCGGGCTTGCAGAGCCGCTGACACCGGTGAACGTGTTTGATGATACCGAAGCAGCGGTGGCATTCGGGGCCGGATCACTGGCACACATCATGGCAAAAGCGGCGATTACCGCCAACAGTTATCTGCAGCTGCAGGTTATCGGTGTTGAGGAAAATCCGGCCGGTAAAGCGGCTGCCGGTACACTGACGGTGACAGGGCCTGCCACCAACAGCGGCACCTTTTACCTGACGGTATGCGGTGAGCGTCTGAATGTGGCCGTCACCGCCGGTGACAGCGCGGATGATATCTGTCAGGCCATATCAGATACGGTAAATGCACAGATGGCTCTGCCGGTTAAGGCGGCACTGACCACAGGTGAAAGTGACAATAAATTCATCACACTGACCGCACGCCAGACCGGTGAGTACGGTAATGACATTCTGCTGTCAGCCTCCTGTACGGCCAAAGGTATCACGCAGACCCTGACAGCCATGCAGGGCGGTGAAAATAACGCGGATATTCAGCCTGCGCTGGATGCGGTCTTTGCTGCCGGTCACAACATCATTGTGCCGCCGTTCTCTGACAAAGATACGCTGCTGAAGCTGCGCACCCACCTGGAAAAAACCGGGGGGCCGCTGGAGCAGCGCGGCGCTGTCGCGGCTGCCGGATGGACAGGTACGCTCAGTACCGGCACCACACTGGCTGCGGATATCAATGACGGCCGCACCACGATTGCCTGGTATCCGGGGTCAGCAAAACTGCCGTGTCAGCTGGCCGCCGGTTACGGTGCGGTGATTGCCTCTGAGGAAGACCCGGCCAGACCGCTGAATAACCTTGAAATTAAAGGGATGGATGTTGCTCCGGTAAAAGCCTGGGCGGGCCGTAATGAACAGGAAAATGCACTGCATAACGGACTGACACCGCTTGAGGTGGGTCCCGGCAATAAGGTGCAGATTGTCCGTGCCATCACCACCTACACGAAGAATCCGGAGGGCGTGAACGATACGGCGCTGCTGGATTTAACCACTATACGCACGCTGGATTATACCCGTGTGGCGTGCCGTGAGCGTATCTCGCAGCGTTTTCCGCGTGACAAACTCAATGAACGAACCCGTCAGAAAGTCCGTTCTGAGCTGCTGGATGTGCTGATTAAACTTGAGGAGGAAGAAATCCTTGAGAACGTTGAGGCCAACAAAGAACTGCTGCTTGTTGAACGTAACGGAAAAGACGCTAACCGCCTTGATGCACAGATTCCGGCGGATGTGGTGAACGGTTTACATATTTTCGCGGGTCGTATTGATCTGTACGTCTGATGAGGTGACACATGTTAGAAGAATATGCAGGCGCGATTGTCCTTGAAATCGACGGCCGTGAGGTTGAAGTCACGGACATGGACGTTCAGGAAGTCACCGGCCGCAAGCTGGTGAAGACCATGAACAAAACCGGTCGGGCCAAAGGCTTTATGCGCGGTATCGCCACGTATGAACTGTCAATTTCAGTGGTGATCCCGCTTAACGGGGATATGGACTGGGGCGCAATTGAAGGCTCCAAACTGACCCAGTACCCGCTGAGTGGTTCCGGTGGCAAACGTATCTCATACCTGGACTGTTTTGTGACGGAAGTCGGTGAGAAATATTCCACTGATAACGAAGCCAAACGCGACCTGAAACTGAACGCATTACGTAAGGTGGTTGAATAATGGAAGAAAAAGACACCAGCGCGGCGGCTCCGGCCGCTGCGGTTCCTGACACCCTGTTGTACGGTGTGAATTTTAACGGCGTGCTGCACTTTGATTATGCCGTCCGCATCCCGGTGATGCGTGATATTTATGATGCGCTGGATGAGACGGAAGAAGTCACCGGTTCGGCCACCGGCGGCAAGTCTGATATTTACTACCGCATGGCCCTGCTGAAGCGCACTATCACGAAGCTCGGTGATATTCCGGCAGATGATATCACCACTGATTTGCTGCTGGATGAACTGCTGGAGGAAGATTACAGCATTCTGGATGCCGCACAGACCGCCGCTAAAAAAAAGCGGAGAGATCTGAAGAACGTCGCAGATCCTTCCGGCAAATAGCCCTTGCCCTGGGCAGATACGGCCTGACCGAAGATGCCCTGCTGTCAATGAGCCGTCCGGAGCTGGATGCCCGGATTGATGCTCTGAACCAGCTTCACGGTGCTAAACCGAAACAGAAAACGGACACGAAACGCATCCGTGTCCGTTCCCGCCGTCAGAAAAATAAGAAACGAGGATAATCATGGCCCGTGAATTTAAGCTGTCACTGCTGCTGTCTGCGCGGGATGAAGCATCCAAATCTATCACCCGTTCCCTGCGTGAAACCGTAAAAGAAACGCAGAAAGCCGAACAGGCACAGGAAAAACTGAACCGCCGTCAGAAGACCACTGCGCAGGATGCCATCAGTCAGGGGCGCGCCCGGACGGAGGATATGAAGCGCCAGTCCCGTGCCTATGAAACCCTTGGTATCCGTTCTGAGCGTGCTATTCAGCGCGAAATCAGCCAGACGATAGCTGCCTATAACCGCCTTGCCCGCAGCGGTATGATGTCTGCTGATGAACAGGCCCGCGCCTTTGACCGTATGCGCCAGCGTGTCGGGCAGCTGCGCGGCGAAATGAAACAGATGAGCAATATGAAGCTCGGCAATATCGGCAGTAATATTGTGACGGCTGCCGGTGGTCTTTATGCCGGAGCCAGAGTCGTCGCGGAGCCGGTGAAAAATCAGATGTCCTATGAGGAACGTCTGGCTTACATGAGTAATACGGCATTCAGTGATCGTAATGCTGAAGGCCGCATTGAAGGTATCAGAGAGCTTGACGGGCTGGTAAGAAATGCTGTTCAGCAAGGTGGCGGTACAAAAGAAAGTGCGGCTGATTTGCTGGATAAAATGCTGGCTAAAGGTGTGTTCAGTACAGATGAAATTTATCGTATGATGCCCGACCTTCAGGCCTATGCCACTATGTCACAGGTCAGTGGTGAAGAGCTTGCAACCATGGTTGAGGCGTTAAAAGATTTCGGTATCAGTGACCCGAACAAAGTAATGAAGGCGCTTGATATGAGTATCAAAGCCGGACAGGAAGGTGCCTTTGAATTTACTAACATGGCACGGTGGCTGCCTAAGCAGTTAGCCAGTGCCAAAGTGCTGGGTTATGACAACCTCGACGGCTACGCCAAAATTCTGTCATATAACCAAGGGGCTATGGCAACGGCTGGTTCACAGGATGAAGCCGGTAATAACCTGTCTAACTTACTGTCAAAACTTATCAGCAGTGATTTGGTCAGTACCGCGAAAGGGATCAAGGTCGATGGTTATGGCATCGATATCACCAAAACGTTATTGAATGCCAGGGAAAAAGGTATTGACCCGGTAACGGCAGTTGTCAAACTGACGGATATTATTGCATCACAGAACCCTGAATTTAAAAGGCTTCAAAATGAGATTGCAAAAACAAAAGAGAACTCACCTGAACGCCAGCGACTGCTTGAATCTCAGAACAGAATCCTAGAAGGATCAGCAGTCGGTCAGTTAATTACTGATCAGCAAGCACGTATGGCACTGTTGGCTATGCGTGCCCGTCAAAATTATGTTCGTGAAGTCGAAGCTGAAGTTAATAAACAACAGTATGCTGCGCCTGGTCAGGGTGAAGGAGCAATACAAAAAGAAGTATTGTTTAGTCTGAATTCATTTAAAGTCAAGCAGGCACAGAACCAGGCTGACTTTGCTTCTATGGACTCAGTAAAGTCATTATCTGATACCGTCGGCTCTCTCTCGGAGCAGTTCACTACGTTCAGTACAGAATTTCCGACATTCACAGCGGCCCTGATGGGAGCAAAAACCGGTATTGAGGCCATGACACAGGCCGCCGTGGCCTTTGCCGCGCTTAAATTTCTCTTTGGTGGTGCCGGTGCGGGAAGTACCGGTGGGGTTGCCGGAACGGTGGGCACCAGCGGAGCTGCAGCAGCCAGTGGCGGATGGTTAAAACCGGGTGCATTTAAGCTGGCGGGGTTAGCCACTGCAGCCACTGAGTTTGCCACGGCCAACACGCCGGAAGAAGCGGATGAACTGAATACCGGCGAGGCCAGAATGAATGCACTGCGGGCTAAGTATGGTCAGGGCCTCATTGATAAGGCTAAAAAACGGTTTCAGCCTATATACCAGTTCGGGCGCGGCTATGCTGCTGAGAATGAGGAATGGGTCAGTCAGTACATCCGTGAGCAGGATGAGCAGGCTCAGCTGGCTAATGCAGCACTGTCACAGGTGCGTTTTATGTCAGAGCGCGCCGGAATGAAAACCGATGCCCTGCCGAAAGAGTTTGTGCCGGATTACGCCAGACCTGTCAGCGATGATGTGATTGCGGGGCTGATGCTGCCGGTGCGTGAGATTGAAACCCTGCTGAAAAATCAGCAGACCGCCCCGCAGCCGATAGAGGTTCGTTCCGTGGTGGAACTGGACGGCCATGTGATTGCAGAAACCGTGAACAATATTAACGGTAATGATGCCGGACGAACCACCGGAGGCGGATTATGAATACCGCATGGCGCAATGATTTACAGGATGCCTCTTACCGTGGTGTGCGTTTTGATGTGGTTAATGCTCAGGACAGTGTTTCCCGCGATACCTCTGTACATGAATACCCGTTCGTTGATGGCGGTGACGTTATTGATCTGGGCCGTAAGCCGCGTAATTTCCGTTTTAATGCGCTTTTCTGGGGGGATGATTACCGGACTCATCTGGATAATTTTGTTGCAGCACTGGAGGAACCCGGCTACGGGGAGCTGGTTCATCCTGTCTGGGGTTCTGTTGAAAAAGTGCAGTGCATTGAATATCAGGTAAAACACGAAGCGGAAGGTGTCGACACCTGCACAGTTGAGTTGGTTTTCCTTGAAGTCACCACCGGCACGGTTATCGCTCAGTCCCATCCGGAACAGCTCGGTGACAGTATTTTTGACAAAATCGGTGAACTCACTGAGCGGGCCGCTGATCTGTTTGAACAGGTCATGGCTCCGGTTAACGAAGGTCTGCGTTACCTTGAAAAAGGCAAAGCGGCTTTATCCGGCATGACCAATACCATTACCATCATGCGCGGTGATATCAGTTCTGCCGTCAGTCAGGGTATCAGTTATCTGACTTATCCGCGTGCCTTCATCAGTGACATGGTGGCCGTGACGGACATCCGTACCGGCGGCATCGGTGATTTACTCGACCTTAAATACGGTGATGTGGTGAATACCTCATCCGGCCGCTCAGGTTCGTCACCGCTCTCTTCTGCGGTTCCCCGCGTCCAGACTAACGGTTACCTTCCCGATGGTGCGTATGCACCGTCAGTTGCGCAGAACGGTGTCAGCGCCACCACACTGTTGTCTGCGTGGAGTGACTGCGTGGCGGTTGCTGATGAACTGGTCTCGCTGCCGGTGCAGCTGGTTCAGGGGGAGCGTGAGGGGCCGGTGCCGATGCCGGGTAATGCACAGCCTGACGATGTCCGTGATCTGACCACCGCCGGTTATATTATTGCATCCGGTACGCTGGCTGCCGTGGTGACACAGGTGCTGAGCGATGATGTCCAGCCTGATAATCTGTCGCCGGATGATATCGAAATGCTGGTCACTACCGTGCGGGAATACACACAGAAAGCCATTGATGAAGTCCGTGACCATTATGGTGACCGGACACAGCAGCTGAGTACGGACAGTCATCCTGTGGGGCTGCTGTGGCATAACGTGGTGTCACAACTGAAAAGCATCGTCCTTGATGTGCAGGATTTGGGGGTGCTGGTGATTACCCGCCGCCCGCCGCTGACCCGCCGGACAGTGGCTGCAGCCGCCAATCTGCACTTACTGGCACATTTCTGGTACGGGGATTATTCCCGTGCTGCCGAACTGTACCGGCTGAATCCGCAGATACGTGATCCGAATAACCTGAGCGCGGGAGATGTTATCAATGCCTATGCCAAATGATGACCGGCTGGAAAAAATCACCCTGTTGGTGGGCGGTCATGCTTATTCTGACTGGAAAACCTACCGCATAGACAGTGATTTCCTGAAAGCCGCCGATGCCTGGCAGTTATCCCTCGGTATTACTGACGGTGTATTTAATGTTGATGCGGTTCGTGGTGCGCCGGTGAAAATCAAAATGGGTGATGATGTGGTGCTGTCCGGCCGCATCGATACTGTCACCCGGGATGTGTCGCGCAAGGGTATTACCCTCAGCCTCAGCGGCCGTGATGAGGGAGGTATATTAATCGACTGTGCTGCTCCCGTATTCAGTGCCCGTCAGCTGAACCTGAGTGAGGTTATCAGCAGCGTTGTTCGTCCGCTCGGCATTACCCGTGTCCGGATTCAGGCTGATAACATGATCCGCAGTGACCGTATTCAGACCGAACCCGGTGAACGTGCCTGGGATACCGTGATGAAAGCGGCCGGAAGCCGTGGTCTGTGGCCGTGGTTCGCGCCGGACGGCACGCTGATTATCGGCGGGCCTGATTATGATAAGCCCCCGGTGGCTGACCTGATACTGACCCGCAGCGGTGACGGTAACAATCTTATTTCGCTGTCTGAAACCCGTAATATTCAGGGCTGTTTTTCCGAACTGACCCTGCTGGCACAAAGCCACGCCTCGACAACCAAAAATAAAAAGTTACAGACAAAGCCGGTGGATGTTTCCCGCAGCGCACAGACATTCAGTGTCAGCACCGAAAGTGATGAGGATACCGGGGCGGATGACGGCCAGTCAGGCACCCATAATATGCGGATAAAAATCGGTGATCCGTCTGTTCCGTATTACCGGCCGCAGATTATCACCGCCGGTGATGTAGATAATCCGGCTCAGCTTCAGTACCGTGCAAAAAAAGCAATGGCTGATGCCCGTCTGTCAGGGCTGGATATCACCGCTGAGGTATTCGGTCACCGTACGGACAAAGGCGAACTCTGGGAGCCGGGGCAGAGGGTCAGAATTAAAAGTGAGCTGCACGGTATTGACGGGATTTTCTTTCTGATGGGCCGCACGTTTACCGGCGGCCGTCCGGGCGGGCCGGTGACACAGCTGCGGTTTAAGGAGGATGGAGTCTGGATACCGGATGTCTACACACAGAAAGCTAAAAATAAAAAAGGGAAAAAGAAAAAAGGCAAAGACCAGATCCGGCCGGTTGCACTGACAGCAGACTGAGAGAAATAACGTATGTGGAACAGAATTAATCAGCGCATTAACAGCGCATTAAACGCCATCAGAATGCCGTTCAGGGCGCGTTTAAACAGCATCGACAGCAGCGGTAAAGTACAGACAATTCAGGCGGAGGGACTGGCAAAAGAACCGCTGCAGGGACAGGAGTTATTCCAGCAGTACGGCCTGACCTCAAACCCGCCGCCGGGTACAATGGCCGTTGTGATCCCTGTCGGTGGTAAAACATCACACGGTATTGTGGTGGCAACCGAACACGGCAGCTACCGCCTTGCTGGGCTGAAATCCGGCGAAGTGGCACTGTACACTGATGAGGGGGCTAAAATCGTTCTGAAACGCGGCAAAATCATTGAGACAGACTGCGATGTTTTCCGGGTGAACTGCAAAGAATTTGAAGTGAATGCGGAAAGTAAAGCGGACTTTAACACCCCGGAAGTCACCACCAGTCAGCGCCTTACGGCAATGGAACAAATTACCGGTAACGGCGGTATGTCAATTAAGGGTGGCACCGGTGCGGACTTTGAGGGTAATATCAGCCAGACATCCGGCAGTTATACCACTGACGGCGATGTGAAAGCCGGTAATATTTCACTGACCGGCCATGAACATACCAACGGCAACAACGGCGGCAATACCGGTAAACCTGTCGGTTAATCCGGCTAAGTGCTGAACCCCGCCAACTCCTTTCTTTTGTCCGTGTTGTCAGAATGACAGCATGGACAGACTCTTAAATCCCCTGACAGGTGACTACACCAACACCCGGACTGATTCTCTCGCTAATGCGGTTTATCTGCGCCTGACGACGCCGCTCGGCAGTTACTGGGCGGATAAAACCCTCGGCTCCCGTCTGCACGAACTGACGCGGGAAAAAGATGTGTCCCGTGTTTACCGCCTTGCCCGCCAGTATGCTGAGCAGGCACTGAAGCCACTGACAGATGACGGCCGCGCTGAGTCCGTTGAGGTCAGTGTACACAGTGACGGACGGCATCACGCTCTGTTGTGGATCACCGTCACGGATGCCGGAAACAATGTCCGTACCTTTAAACACCAGGTAAGGATTGCATAATGTTCATCACACCCGGCTTTGAACAAATCCGCAGTGAGATTCTGCGGGATATCAAAAACCAGCTTCCGGATGCAGATACCGGGTCTGACAGTGATTTTTTTATCCGTGCGTCCTCTGTTGCCAGCGTTGCAACAGGAATTTATCAGCATCAGTCATGGATTGTCCGTCAAATTTTCCCGGACACCGCTGACAGCGATTTTCTTGAGCTGCACGCCAGAACCCGCAATCTCATCCGCAAACCGGCAACCACAGCATCCGGCACTGCAGACTTTACCGGCACACCGTACGCGGTTCTGCCGTCCGGACAGGAAATCAGGGGGGAAACCCTCAGTGTCATCACCACACAGGAGGTGGTGATTGATGAGGACGGCAAGGCTTCAGCACCGGTCAGTGCCACAACGCCCGGCACTGTTTCAAATATCAGTGTCATTACCCCGGCTGAGCTGGTCAGTGCTCCTATGGGGGTTAACAGCCGTGTACTTATTCAGCCGCTGAACGGTGGCACAGACAGGGAAACTGACGCGGCATTACTGGCCCGCCTTCTGGATTTGATCCGGCGTCCCCCTGCAGGCGGTAATAAATATGATTACCGCCGCTGGGCGCTTGAGGTGCCGGGTGTGACCAATGCCTTTGTTTATCCGTTGCGCCGTGGTCTGGGTACGGTTGATGTGGCGATCACATCGGCTGATGGTCTGCCTTCTCAGGAGATTATCGATGCCGCACAGGCGCATATCGATGATGTGCGTCCGGTCACGGCCAAAAACTCACTGGTACTGGCTCCTGAGCAGCGTCGTATCGATTTTGATATTGAGATCCGTATTACCGGTATTTCGCAGGATGATGCCGTCAGACAGGTGAAAGCAGAAATTCAGGCGGTAATGTCCAGACTTGCCCCCGGCGAAAGTTTTACCCGCAGTGATGCAGAAACCGCTGTATCCCTGATTCCGGGCATCCGTGACCGTTTGTTTATACAACCTGCGGGTAATGTCCCCGCACTGGTTGATGCCGATCATCTGGAATGGCTGCAGCCCGGTACTGTCACCGTGAGGATGATGGCATGAAATCCCTGCTGAAGCTGTTATTGCCGCCGGTCAGTTACGGTACGGATGCACCCGTACTGGATGCAGAACTGCAGGCTGAGGCTGACCAGCTGACAAAGGCACAAAAACAGGCTGAACGGGTACGGAACGGGGTCACTCCGTTTTTTTCGGATGCGTTACTGGCTGACTGGGAACGGGTTCTGGGACTGACAACTGATTACAGTCAGACGTATCAGCAGCGCCTTGAAATGGTGCTGTTTAAGCTGTCAGAAACCGGCGGACTCTCCGTTCCTTACTTCATTCATCTGGCTGAGCGTATGGGGTACAGAATCACCATAGAAGAGCCACAGCCTTTTCAGGCCGGTGTAAACCGTGCCGGTGACCGGCTAATGCACAAAGATGCTTTATGGCTGTGGGTCGTTAATGTTTATGGCTCAAAAGTGCAGCCGTACCGTTTTCGTGCCGGTGTTTCCGCTGCCGGTGACCGGCTGACTGTCTATGCGGATTCCGTTCTTGAAAGCCTGTTCCAGGACTTAAAACCCGCACACACCTATTGTTATTTTACTTATCAGGAATCGTGATATGCAGAATTTAATGCCGCCTATCGATACAACTGACCATGCTTTTCATGACGGTGATCCGACTACCGGTCAACTCGGCACTATTGTCACCGCTGCATGGCTTAATGATGTTCAGGGTGCAACCCGCGACATTCAGGCTGAAATTATTGCCGTACTGACTAAAGCAGCGATACAACCGAATCCACAAAAACAGAATCAGCTGGCAGAGGCTATCAGCCAGATTATCGGCAGTGGTGGTTATGCAACCAGTGGTGATTTAACGCTGGGGCTGAGTAAAAAGATTGATAAAGCAGATATAGCTCAGCAACTTGGTAACGACACAACAAAAGTTCCGTCACTGCATCTGGTGGCAACAGAACTCGGTAAAAAAGCCAGTATTGCTGATGCTAACAGCAAACTCGCCAAAGACCAGAACGGCGCAGACATCCCAGATAAACCGAAGTTTATCGAAAACCTTGGTTTGGGAGAAGCGGCAAAAAGTGGTGTGGTTCAGGGGACTGGTTCGTCAACAAAAGATGTCATGAGCCAGAAAAGTGTGACTGATGCGCTTAATGAAAAGCAGCCTGCCGGTAATTATTATCGCTTCAGTGAAATTAATGAAATGCCCGGCAGAGGATTTAACGGGGTCTTTTCCGGCGGTATAGGTGTGAAATATATCAAAGGAATTTCTGTTTCATCCGGGGGGCAAGCTGATACCGGCCAGATTTTTGTTGATTTCAATGCCGTTGTGACAGCGCGTTATTTAAACAGCAACGGCAGCATACGTGAAAACCGTATTGTGGGGATTCCAATCGGGGCAACTATCGAATGGCAGTCAACAGCGACTATCCCTGAAAACTTTTTAGCAAATGACGGACGATCTTTCAGCGCTTCTGATTACCCTGAACTCGCCAAAATATTCCCGGGGCTGAAACTCCCTGATGACAGGGGATTATTTAAGCGGGGTTTGGACAGCGGTAAAAACATTGACCCCGGGCGAGTGCTGGGCAGTGTCCAGAGCGATGCTATGCAGAACCTGACTGGCCGCTTTGGCAATCCGACTATTGAGGGCGGGGATTTTTCTGAGGGGGTATTCAGGCACTCAGTCAACATTGGCGGACGCGCAGCCGGAGCAAACGGAAACTCTATTGCATACTCCTTTGATGCCTCCCGTCAGGTAAGAACAGCAAATGAATTCAGACCGGTAAACAAAGCGGTCATTTATATTACGAGGGTTATTTAAGATGGCAGATTACAGCACTGAAATTCAGTATGCGGTATTTGATGAAAACGGGCTGGCTACGATGCCGGGATGGGCAAAAATCTACAGGGCACACCCGCTTACACGGGAATATACAGGCACTGCTATGGACTACGTTCCGTTTGGTTTTTCCGTAGTCGGTGATGCTTACACAGACGAACCGGAATTGCCCGCGCCGGGATTTGCCATTGTCCGCAGTGAGGATGGTAAACACTGGCTGCATGTGGAAGACCATCGCGGTAAAACCGGTTATGACAAAACCACAAAAGAAAAAGTCCTGATAAACACAGTCGGTGCGCTGCCGGATAACCTGACATTACTTGAGCTGCAAACACCTTTTGATAAGTGGGACGGGGAAAAGTGGGTGACAGATAAAGCAGAACAGCACGCGCATGAGGTCGCTGTTGCCGAAAGTCAGAAACAGTCGCTGTTGGCAGAAGCCGAACAGGAAATTGCCATGCTGGAGCGTAAAATACGCCTCAACATGGCAACTGACACAGACCGGGCAAAACTGACAGAATGGGAAATTTACAGTGTGAAAGTCACTGATACCGACACATCCGCCGGTGCCGGTACTGAATGGCCTATACCTCCGGCTTCACCGGCCAGATAATATCAGGGGCGGTGGATACGTCCACTGCCTCCAGTTCGTCCAGATAATCCAGCCAGGCGTTTAACCGCGCCTTTTCATTATCACTGATACGGCCAAGTGCCAGTTTTGTTTGCAGTAACTGAGTTTCAGCCTGAACCTCTGTAATCAGCGCCTGCTTATCGTATTCAGCTTTTGCGATCAGTTGTTCTTTCGTTGGTCGCGGATTTGTGATGTTATCAGCTTCCTCTTTGGTGATTTCAGTCACTTTTTCTTTTATCCACTCTTTTGCAGAGTCGTTATCTTCAAGTGCATAAACTTCATTATTTTTCGTTTTGTAATATTTCATAGCGAGTACTCCAGCCAGAAATTAATAACAGTCCATTCTGTCGGCTGTCCCCATCCTCCGTTGATGCTATATCTTGCGCCGGGCGGAATCACAGCAGTTAAACAAATAACCTCATCAGCAGTTGTCCAGCGATAATCAGCACGATGCTGTACTCCGTTATGAATTACCTGAATATCAATACTGAAAGGATACTGAGTACCTGTTCTGTTCGTTTCGACATGAACAATCCGGGGCTTGCTGTCGGTGTTGGTGTACCAGACTTTATTTTGACGGCTGGTCGTCAGGTTTCTGTAGGTCTGACCAACACCGAAAAGTTGCTCAGTAGTCGCAATGTCTTTACCGTCAACTTTGAAACCATCGGGGCCAATAATTAATTTTTTACCAGCGACTCTGTTTTCAAGCACTAATTCGTTACTGTTTATAATTCCCCACCAGGCAACCAGTTTTCCAAGCAGATACAGTTCATGATAAATTGATGTTCCGGCTGTTGCTCCTGTAGTTAATCCCCGACCTCCAACATATTCGATATTTAACGGCCCTTTCAGCGTCCCGCCAGTCAGTGCAAGGTAAAGTTCTCTCAAACCAAGGTTTCCGGGAATGCAGTCATAACCAGATAAATCCGTAATAATCCCGTCATTACAGCAAACATGAGGGAAAACAATGGCAGTCATCGGCTATATCCGCGTATCAACAACTGACCAAAACAGTGATTTACAGCGAAACGCGCTCATCAGCATAAATTGCGACCATATTTTTGAGGACAAAATGAGCGGTAAATCCGCCGTCAGGCCGGGACTGAAACGGGCATTAAAGGCCATTCAGCCGGGCGATACACTCGCAGTGTGGAAACTGGACAGGCTCGGGCGCAGTGTCAAAAACCTGATAGCGCTGATATCTGATCTGCACGAACGCGGCGCACATTTCCGGTCACTGACGGACAGTATCGACACCAGCACCGCTATGGGGCGCTTTTTCTTTCACGTCATGTCAGCGCTGGCAGAAATGGAACGTGAGCTGATAGTAGAGCGTACACTGGCAGGCTTGGCCGCAGCGAGAGCGCAGGGAAGAATTGGCGGAAGACCCGCAGCACTGACACAGAATGACCGGGAGCAAATCGGCCGTCTGCTGGATAAAGGGCATTCACGGCAGCAGATGGCGATTATTTATGGTGTGGGGGTATCGACAATTTACCGGTATTTTCCTATTGGGCGACGCAGCGAGAGTTAATTAACATTAGATAGCGAGGAATATTGAATCAATTTTGCACTGTGCAAAATGCGCTGATTTCACCATTCCTCGCAGTGCAGAATTTCGCGCCTGATAGTGCAGAATTTCGCGCCGCGCTACATGTCCAGCTCCAGTTCAGCTCTCTGAGCATGCCGGGTAAGACCACGCCTAATGAGGTAAAGGTGGTGGCAGTGGTGAGGAAATAAACCAGCCCCAGCAGGGTGAGTATAGTCCATTGATAAACAGGACCTAAGCGGCGATCTGACGAAAACAT